GTCGTCGTCGGCCGGGTGGCACGCGTCTTGCGGGCAGCCGGGCTGGCCCATCGGGACTCCCGCGTTGCGGTGCCACTCAGCGTGGGCGTCGGACTCTGTAGCAAACATGATCGCTCCTCTGTGTGTGTGTCTCTGACGTGCGTCAGCGGGGGCACCCGGAAGAGTGCCCCCGCTGTTGTCGGCTACTTCGCGTCTTTCGCGCAACCCTTGCACCAGGTCGGACGAACGGCGGCGGTCCCCTTCGTGTCGCCGTCGCGTCCGCCCTCGGCTTCGGTGAAGGTCCCGTGCGCGTTGCAGCGCGTGCCCCACTTAATCTTGCCCTGCCCCTTGAGGGTCGAGCACAGGTCGTACGACTTGTGCGGGTAGCGCACGACGTAGCCCTCGGGCAGCGCGGGCAGCTTCGACTTGTCCGGCTCGTCGGTCTTCGCGGTCGGCTTCGCGCTCGACTTCGCAGACTTCGCAGCTTTCGCGGCGTTGACCTTCTCGTCGGTCTTCGGGTTGCCGGTCTTCGCTGCGCCCCGGCGCTTCGTCGCCTTCTCGATGACGACGGTCTCGGCGGCGAGAGCGGCGGCGCGCTGCTCGTCAGTCGGGGTCGGCTGCACGAGCTGGTTCGCGGTGTCGGCGCCCAGCTTCGTCAGCCGGACCCACTGCTCGCCGTTCTCGTCGGGCGAGTCGATCGCGACGAAGCCGTCTGCGTCCAGTTTCTTCAGGACGTTGGCGACGCCGGTCGCGGTCTTCGCGACTGAACCCTCCCCCGACAGCTCGGCGGACAGGACGCTCATCCAGCTCCCGGAGTCTTCGACGATGCCCCCGTCGAAGAAGGACAGCGTCGGCGCTCCCTGCCCGTTCTCCCCGATCGCGGTCATCAGCTTGCGGCCCATCGCGGTCAGGTGCGGGGTGGTGGTGGTCGTGGTGGTCATGATCGCTCCTCTTGCGGTTCGGTTCGGTGAGGCACCCTGCGTGCCCCCCACTGACCACAATGCTGCGCAGCGCAGCAAGAATCAAACGGTGACGGTCGGTAACCGAGACTGTTACCCATTCGTGATGTACGGTCCCTCACAGCGCGGAGGCAGAGCCGTGACCCTAGTAGCTCAGAGGTACGACGAAGACGCGGACTTGACTGCACTAGTCGACCATCCGGAGAACCCCCGGCAGGGAGACAAAGACGCGGTCTCAGACAGCGTCACGGGGAACGGGTTCTACGGCGCGATCCTCGTGCAGAGTAGTACCGGTCACATCCTGGCCGGACACACGCGCAGAGCTGTACTGCTCGAACAGGGCACGACGCGCGGACCGGTCCTGTGGGTCGACTGTGACAACGAGACAGCGCGCCGCATCCTGCTCGCGGACAACCGCACTGCAGAGCTGGCGGCATGGGACGAGGCCGGCCTGCTCGCTGTGCTGCAAGAGCTAGAGCCGGACGAGCTGCCTGCTGTCGCGTTCACAGTCGAAGACATGGAAGAGCTACAACGGCGGCTCGACGGCGATCTCGGGGAGCTGAGCGACGACGACGAAGACGGGCCGCGTGAGTGGTGGCGTCCCTCCGGCCCGTACAGCCGCCGCACAGACACGATCCAGTACGAACCCACATCGGAGACCGCCCCGCCCGTCAGCGCGCTAGTAGACCGCAGCAAGGCCGATCTGCTGACAGCGCGCATCGCAGCAGCAGACCTGCCCGACGAGATCAAGGAGTTCCTGTCTGTCGCAGCGCAGCGCCACCTGGTGTTCGACTACAGCCAGATCGCAGAGTTCTACGCGCACGCCGAACCGGAACTGCAGGCGCTGATGGAAGAGTCGGCGCTGGTCATCGTGGACTTTGACGACGCGATCAGGCACGGCTACGTCAAGTTGAACGAGCGACTGACGGACCTGCTCGCAGCGAGCCGAGCCGAGCAGGAGCGCGAACATGCCGATGCGTGACGACTTCGCCGTGTTCATCCTGTCGCACGGGCGACCCGACGGCGTCCACGTCACGATCGACTCACTGGCACGAGCGCGCTACTCGGGCCGCTGGTACATCGTCCTGGACACCGACGACGAGACCGCCCCGCAGTACGTCGAGCGCTGGGGTGCAGAGCGCATCCTGACCTTCGACAAGGACGAGATCGCCAAGACGTTCGACCTTGCCGACAACGGGGGCAGTCGCGGGGTCATTGTGTACGCGCGGAACGTTGTCGATCAGCTTGCGGCCGGCCTGGGGCTGCGGTACTACCAGCAACTGGACGACGACTACAGCCGCATCGGTCACAGGATGGACGAGGACGGCAGTCTGCGGAACGTCTTCACTCGGCACTACGACGACGTACTCGAGGCGTTCCTGGAGTTCCTGGAAGTCTCGGGCGCACTGACAGTGGCGTTCGCGCAAGGTGGCGATTTGCTCGGCGGGATCTGGGGCTGGTACCGCCGACCGATGTTGCGTAAGGCAATGAACACGTTCATAGCTCGTGTCGGTCGCCCGATCGGGTTCGTCGGTCGCCTGAACGAGGACGTGAGCACGTACGTGTGGCGCGGTGGGCAGGGCGAACTGTTCCTGACCGTGACAGAGTTCGCTATCGGTCAAGCGATGACACAGCAGCAAGCAGGCGGGATGACGGGCGCTTACCTGGACAGCGGCACTTACCGGAAATCCTTCTATACGGTGATGTTCGCCCCGTCGTGCGTGAAGGTGTCGGCGATGGGCTCGCAGACCTACCGCATCCATCACCTGATCAACTGGAACCACGCCGTACCGAAGATCGTGCCTGGCTCGTGGCACAAGCAGCAGAGCTGACATGCCGACTGCTGCGCCACGCCGATGTGACAGATGCAAGGCAGTGTTCACTGGTCGTCAGTGTCCGCACTGTCATCCGTCGTGGGGCAATCAGCCGTCGTCGTGGACACACGGCAGCGATCGACGCTGGCGCAAGGTCAGGGCTGCGCAGCTCGCGTCGTTCCCCTTCTGTGCATGGTGTGGCCGGCCTGCTGACACAGTCGACCACATCGACGGCACGAACTACGCGACGGACCGCTACGACATGCGGTTTCTGCGGTCGTTGTGCACTCCGTGCCATGCGAAGCGCACGGCTCGACAGTCGCTCGACGCGAGAGACCGTCGACAGTCCGGCGAGTGAGTCAGGCCCGGCCTGATGCGACCGGCGAAAAATTCGGGCGCGCTCGTCCTGGACACCGCTGCGGGAGCTGCGCACGTGGCGTGACAAGTTTTTGGATTTCAATCACGGAGAGGAGTCGGTCATGGGACGACGCGGACCTGCCGGAAAACCGACCGTGCTGCGACTACTCGACGGCGACCGAGCCGATCGAATCAACACCAACGAGCCGGTTCCTATCGCCGAATTGCCGGTCTGTCCGGACGATGCATCGCCGGAAGTGCGCGAGATCTGGGACTACACCGTCGAGCACCTGGACGCCATGGGCATCGCGAAAGCTGCCGACCGTGACGCGCTGTTCTGCTACTGCCAAGCCGTCGTTGTGCATCACAAAGCGTCGCTGCTGCTGTCGCAGTCACCAGTCCTGATCAAAGGCACGATGGGCGGGCTCGTCCGCAACCCCGCGTTGTCGATTCAGCGCGATGCGGCGTACACCGTGCGGCAGTTCGCGCAGGAGTTCGGCCTCACGCCGTCTGCGCGGAGCCGCGTCACTGCCGAGACCGACGACGACGCGGGCGATGGCAACCCGTTCGCGGGCATCGGGTGAGGTCGTCCTTCCGTCGCGCTCCGAGCTGGCACGACTGAAGCTCACACCGGAAGTCGCTCATTACCTGCTCACGCGGGGGCACAAGCTGCCAACGGTGCCCCCGGCAATCAAGACCCCCGAGCCGGGCGAAGTGCTGAGGGGCGCGCGTTTCGACCCGGCTCGGGTCGACCGTGTGATTCGCGCGTTCGGGCTGCTCAGACACACCAAGGGGCAGTGGAAAGGCCGTCCTCTGCACCCCGACCCGTGGCAGATCGCGTACATCCTGGCTCCGGTCTTCGGCTGGGTCCGGTACGACCGCGACGCGAAGCTGTGGGTCCGTGTGATCCGCGAGCTGTACGTCGACGTGCCACGCAAGAACGGAAAATCCACCCTCCTCGGCGGAATCGCGCTGTACATGACCGCCGCCGACGGCGAAGCGGGCGCTGAGGTGATCGCTGCTGCGACGACACGCGAGCAGGCCGGGTTCGTGTTCGCTCCGGTGCGAACCCTCGCTGAGAAGGCCCCTGCGCTGCGTGGGCACGTGAAACCGTTCGCTACGCGCATCGTGCATCCGGCCTCAGGGTCGTATTTCCAGGTAATTTCGTCGGTCGCGGACGCGCAGCACGGCGCGAACATCCACTGCGGCGTGATAGACGAGCTGCACGTCCACAAGACTGCCGATCTGGTCGACGTGATCGAAACCGGCACCGGATCGCGGCTGCAGCCGTTGATCGGCATCATTACGACCGCCGACGACGGGCGCCCTGGCACGGTCTACGCCCGGAAACGAGACCGCGTCGAGAAACTAGCTCGACGCGTGCTGAAAGACGCGACAACGTACGGCGTCGTCTGGTGCGCTGACCGTGATACTGACGACCCGTTCGTGGAATCGACGTGGCGCAAAGCGAATCCGGGCTACGGCGTGTCTCCGACTGCTGCGTACCTGGCGAAGGCAGCAGCGAAGGCGAAGGACTCCCCCGCCGAGCTGGCGAGCTTTCAGCGTCTGCATCTGGGCATCAGGACGAAGCAGACAGCGCGCTACATCACTATGCAGGTCTGGGACGCGTCGGCGTCGCTCGTGGACGAACACAAGTTGGCCGGCCTCGTCAGCTATGGCGGACTTGACCTGTCGTCCGTCGAAGACCTCTCAGCGCTCTGCTGGGAGTTTCCGGACGCTACGGGCGGCGTCGACGTGCTGTGGCGGTTTTGGTTGCCAGAAGCAAGATTGGAGCACCTGTCACGCCGGACCGCGGGGGAAGCGGACGTGTGGCACCGGCAGGGCTACCTGCACACCACGCCGGGGAACGTCGTAGACCTGGACTACATCTACCGGCAGATCATCGCTGACGCTGCGGTGTTCCAAGTGAAGACCATCGGTTTCGACCGATGGGGAGCCAACCCGCTCGTGACGCGACTCGGTGACGACGGCGTCTCGTGCGTCGCACGCGGACAGGGCTACGCGTCAACCTCGGCCCCGCTGAAAGACATTCAGCGGCTGTTACTCGGTCAGCAGTACCGCCACGGCGGCAATCCCGTCATGCGCTGGATGACCGACAACCTGTCCGTCGCGATGGACCCGGCAGGGAACGTCAAGCCGGACAAGGCGCACGCAGCCGAGAAGATCGACGGCTGGTCAGCAGCAGTCAACGCACACGGCGAGCTGATGGACCACGCCGCAGCCGAACAGCCGATCGTGCCACCGCCACCACCGGTCGCACTGGCCGGCCCCGTCGACGCGCTGTATACGCGCCGATTCTAGACAGGTGCATCCGGCAACGACTCGACCCCGTTGCCGGATGCATCGCAACTGATGGGAGGCAGTCATGCCTGACCAGGTGCCGCCGCCGACAGTTGCCAAGGGCTACACCAACGAGCCGACGACGTACTGGGCACCGCCCGGAACCGACGAAGAGCAGACCCCTGAGATCCGGTGGCCGCTGTCGATCCCGATCTACGACCAGATGTATCGGCAAGACGCGCAGATCCGGTCCGTGATCCGCGCCGTCATGCTGCCGATCCAGCGTACCGACTGGTGGATCGAACCCAACGGCGCACGAGACGAAGTCGTACAGCTCGTCGCCGAAGACCTGAACCTGCCGATCAAGGGGCAAGAGCCGCGACCGCGACGACGCACTCAGAACCGTTTCTCCTGGTCCCAGCACCTGTATTGGGCGCTGCTCATGCTGCAGTACGGACACTCCTACTTCGAGCAGGAGGCCGTGCTGGACGGTCAGGGACGAGCACGGCTGCGGAAGCTCGCGCTCCGACCGCCGCAGACTATTTCGGCGTTCAACGTCGACACCGACGGCGGTTTGCAGTCGATCGAGCAGTACGGACACATCGACACGTCCGGACCGGTCACCATCGAGGTCAGTCGACTAGTTGCCTATGTCTACGAACGCGTCGGCGGCAACTGGGCCGGAATGTCGCTGCTCAGGCCGGCCTACAAGAACTGGCTCCTGAAAGACCGGCTGCAGCGCGTCGGCCACATGACGATCGAACGCAACGGACTCGGTGTCCCGATCTATGAAGCCGCCGAAGGTGAGACCGACCTGACAGCAGGCACTGAGCTGGCGCAGTCGCTCCGTGCCGGTGACACTGCCGGAGCTGCAACCCCGAACGGCGCGAAGCTGCGACTAGCAGGCGTCGACGGCACCCTGCCGGACGGACTGCCGTGGGTGCGCTACCACGACGAGCAGATCGCCCGCGCCGTATTGGCCCATTTTCTCAACTTGGGCACGCAGACCGGCAGTTGGGCTCTCGGCTCGACGTTCGCCGATTTCTTCACTCTCAGCCTGCAGGCGCTCGCGCAGCAGATCGACGCGACTGTCGAAGGCGTTGTCCCCGGTTATCGGGGAACGTCCGTTGACCCTAAATCGGTACGATACTTCCCGGACGGTCTGGAATCCCTTGTCGGATTTGGCGCGTGTCTCGAAGAGCTGGGCGGACCATTCTGGCCACACGCTTAAGGATCCGTAGAAGAGGGCCTTGCGAAGATGGTCCGCTAAGTCGGTCCGCGCCGCCTGACCAAAGGCACTCGTCGCATCCAGTAGGAGCGCTTCGCCGTCAGGGCTCCCGAACCGCTCGTAGCACCCGACGACCCGCGCGACATACGTGGCCAGCAGCGGGCTCGCATGCTCAGCGATGGCCTCCATCAGTCGCATCGAGACGCGCAGACGCACGCGAGCTAGCGCGTCATCGTCTAAGAAGTTCAAGAAGCGGGAGAGAGGACTGCCTTCGATCTCGCGTTGGTGGCGGAGGTTGGCCACGATCGCATCGATCGTGTCCTCATCCATTTCTTCGCGACGCAGTTTTTTTGCGATGTTGTCGAGGAATGCGTCGAGACAGTCCGCGCCATTGACGGTCTCGATCGCTGTAAAGAGGCGTCCCACATCCTGTGCCCGCTTGTCCGCGTGCCGCGCCTCGCCGGCGAACTGTACCGGCACAAGTGTGGCGAGACACTGACCCAGTGGCACCGACTCGCCGGCGCTCTCACCGATCTGTTCCAGTCCTCTCC